AGCACCTGCAGTGGCTTGTTCAGACAAGTATCTTTTTGTGTTTTCTAACACAACGTCCATTGTCTTTTTCTTGTTGCCTGCTAAACCTTCGGTCAATGCGGCTTTTGTTTCGCCCCATTTTGATTCAAATATTTCTGACATTTGATCGTTCCCCTTAGTTTGTTATATACCCGCTAATTTACGGATACTTGTTAAGTCAGCATCGTCCCTAGTCTGTCTGACATCCGCTTTGTCGCCTGAAGACTCAGAAATAATTTTCTTTGCCTGTGCAACTGGTTTGTCATCCATAACTGCAGGAAGATACTTGTCATAAGCAGATTTCAGTTTCCCTGTTTGAACTGATTCTAACAGTTGAGACATTACGTCTGCTTTTTCTTTGCTCAATGGTTTGAGCAATTCACCCATCGTTTCCTTACGTTCCATCAAATCCTTGGCTCTAGCAATCTCTTGCTCCTTAGATTCAATCACCGCTTTCTTCTCTTCGATGGATTTCTCAGCGTCTTTGAGTTTCAAAGTAGTTTCGTCAACAACTTTCATGAGTTTAGACGTTTCCGACTTCTCATTCAAGTATGATGCTTGGTACTCTGAAGCAAACGCTTCGAATATTTTCTTACCAAAGTTGATTTCTCTAGCAGATGTGATGTCTTCTTTTAATTGTGCAATCTCTTGCGTTAATTTTTTAGATACAGCACCTTCTACCACTTTGGCAGATCTCTTAATGAAAGTTTCTTTTAGTTTGGCCAATTGTGCTTTGGCTTCTTTCACTAGTTTGACTTTGGTTTCTACCACGCCTTTTTTGTCTTCATGGAACTCTTTAATTTCTTTAGCAAGAGCATTTACTACAAACTCTTCTAATTTTTTAAAGTTTTCATGAACACCTTTTCTGTCAGCGTGTAATTCTTTTAACTCGTTAGTTAATTTGCTTAATACAAACTCTTCTAACTTGCCTGAATGTTTGCCTACGTTTTCTTTGTAAGCAATTTTTTCTTGTGCAAGTGACTTTCTGTCCTCAACAAATTTGCTAATTTCTTCTGATAACTTTTCAGTCATCATTTTATCGATAGCCTCGACCATGTTACTCTTGTCATGCTCGTATCTTTTAGCAAACTCTTCTCTGAGTTCAGCAGTTACTTGATCTCTGTTTTCTTTAACTTTAGCATTCCAAGCCTCTTCAATAGAAACTTTTGTTTCTTCTCCGATTACGCCTGATTCTACTAGTTTTGATATAGCGTCGATCATGTTATTTTAGTCCTTTTATTACGTTTTTGATAGCATCTTGTAGATACTGTTGTGCTTTTTTGTCATTTCTAACTTCAGCCGCCATACCCATTGCCTTGTTACCACCTCTTGTGTTCATCAAGTGTTCGTAAATTGGCGTTGGATAAGCACCTGGTGCCGAAGGTTGGGCCACAACATCAACTGTTATAATCTCAAAGTCTGAAACTTCGCCGCCACCGTATTCGGAAATGTTTCCACTTCCTCTTGACGAGACGCCGAGTTTCACACCTGATTCCAACATTGTTTTGACAAGTTGGCCCATTGGAGTAGGCAAAATTTTCATCTTACCGTACCCATTTGGACCGTCCATCCACATTTCTGTTATCATGTGAGACACACGGTCTAAATTTATTTTCAAATCATCTGGATGATCTACTTCTCCAAGTACACTGTAACCTGACCCGATTTGATCATTAAGCGTTTTTACTGCTTTTTGTATTTCGTTAACAGGATACACTCTCTGATTGGCATTTTTAATACCACCCTGAATACAGATACCTTTCATGTACAAATCCTTGCCGTCTTTGCCTTCGTGCAAGACCTGTACTCTGGCCTGATCAAAAGTTAAGTGTTCTCTTAGATATAGTGACATTCCAAACTCCTACTAAATCAACAATTACTTGTTAGCAATTGGAGATTTTGCTGATTTGTCTGAATGGTCAGCGTTGTCAGCCGCTTTGGCCGGACTCATTTTTCTTGAGTCTTTTCCGCCTGCATTCGCAAATTCACCTGCAGTCTTTTGTGCTGTTGGTGCCGGTCTGCCTTTTTCGTCAGCGCCACCTTTGGCAATGTTTGAAGCATTTGCTTTTGCATCTTTACCGCCATTTTGTGCTGTTGGTGATTTTTTGTTGTCAGCGTGGTCAGCCGTGTCTGCACTTTTTTGGATTTTGTATTCATCCATTTTTTTCTTATCTTTGTGCATAGCCTCTTTTGGCTCTTCTTTGCTTTCCACTGGAGTTGATAACTCTGCGTCAGCAACTGGTTCCATAGACTCTTCTTTGTCTTCTTCACCTTCTTCGTCGCCTTTGCCAGCCATCATCTTTTCGAATTCTGCTTTAAGTTCATCTAAAGCATCTTCTAAATCAGCCACTCTTTCTTCAGTTTCGCCGTCTTCTTTGTCTGCATCCATGTCTTTTTCCATGTCATCAGCCGCCGCTTCTGCTTCACCTGTTTCGTCTGCGGCTATGTCTTTGACTAATTCGTCAGTTGCATCTCCACCTACTTCTTCGATTGACTCTTCTTCTTTAGTTTCTGCTTCGTCAGTTTTTTCGTCTTCGATTGCTACTTCTACGTCTTCACCTTCGTTGGCTTCTTCTGACTTAGATTCTTCAGTTTCTTTAACTGCTTCCTCTTTAGACTCTTCTTCTTTAGTCTCTTCTTTAACTGCTTCGTCACTTGACGCTTCAGTTTCTTCTACTTTAGACTCTTCTTTGGCTTCTTCTTGTTTAGCCTCAGTTGTAGTCTCATCTGCTAATCCTTCGTAGATGTCTCTTGACTTCTCTACTACGATTTCATGAAATAACGCTTCCGCTTTTTCATTTTCTTCGTTTATTAGCAATTCTAATAATTGTTCAAATTTATTTGACATTGCACGTGCTCCTTATTGTTTTTGCAAGGTTTTGTTCTTATAAGTGATGTATTTACGTCAAAAGGCGTAATTATGGCCTAAATTGGCTCTAAAAAGGCGTTTTTTTGTTAGATCTCTCTGGATAAAGTATGTATCTTGACAAATTCGTCAATATCTATGTGTTTAAAGTTTTCGTTAAACTCTAGATCATGAGGTTTGAAACCGTTGCTAGGAACCACTCTCCTAAACTGAATTTTAGGATAATCTCTTAAAACACGTTTGGTTTGATTCATCCAGTTGCCATAAAATGTTGCTTCGTCAATGGATCTTTTGTAGTTTCTGGTGTCACCAAATATGTTGTTTAGTGAAAATCTGTTGGTTTTTTTGTCTTTGGGTATGCCTTGATAATCAAAACCCAGGATGTATATTGTTTTAAATCCTTTGTCAGCGGCCATTTTTAACGCAGTTGGGCCAGAACTCCAACCTAGGCTGGGTTGAAACCAATGCACATTGTCTAAAATTTTGGGTTTTTTATCGTATTGATGATTGTAATTGCTCCAGACCTGATTGTTAACAGCGTAGTCTGTTTCACCAATTTCATGAATCATTTTGGGATCCACTGCAATTAAGAAGTCTGGAGTTTCTGTTCTGTAGACAGCATTGCAGGCAAACACTGTGCCGTGCTTTTGCAAGTCAGATATTTTAATACCTTTACGCGATGTTCCGTTGCCCAGAACAAATGCCGTTTCGTCTTTCATTATAATGTTAAATTATCGTCTGTGGCTGGTTGCCCATACATTTTTTGGACAAATTTTGCTTCTTCTTGCTGTTCTGCTTCGTGCTGTTCTGAAGCAAGACGCATTTTGTTGATGTCTTTGAGAGTAAGTCTTGTTTTTCTAGTATCTTCTTTGTCTAATACAGAGATATCATCTTCAGCATTGTAGTTTTTTTGCTGTTCAAGTCCTTGTTCACCTGCTGTAAAAAATTCTTTTAGTATCATTTGTACTATTTATTTTAGGTTCTGCCTGTGCCTGGTGTTGGTGTTGTGCCTGGTACTGGCGGTTGTCCTGGTGTTGCTCCTGGTTGTTGTGCTGGTGGTTGTCCCTGTTCTGGCGCTGTTGGCTCTTCCAAGTTGTCTAGATCACCTGCTATACCTGCCTGTGTTACGCCGCCCTGTCTTAGTTCAGCAGTTTTGGTTGGTTGTTTTTGTTTGACTGCATTTTCTTCTGCCCAAGATGCCGCATTTTCACTCATCTCTTCTTCAGTTAATCCAAGATATCTTTTTAATGCAAATCTTTTTGACATATATGGCAGTTCTGCAACCTGTACAAATGTCTGCACTCTGGCCTGATCCATTTCTGTCTGTCTGTATTGTGCAAAGTTTTGTGGTGGATTCATTTTTATTTCAAATAATCCGTTGTCAATTGAATATCCTTTGTTGGCTATCCATAATTTAAATTCTTCATCAAGCACAGGATTTACATTTCTTTGCAATCTTTCACAGTATTTGTTGAATCTTAATTCTTGAATGTACGCAGTACCAACTCTACCATCATTGTATTGTTGTTGTGAATCATCTGGACCTGTTGGCAAATATGAACTTGGTATTCTTAGTCCTCTAAACAGTTTGTTTGTAAAGAATTTAAGATCATCTATCTCACCTAGGTTAGTACCACCCGGAAGTGTGTCAACTTTAGATCCTCTTCCTTCTGCTGTCTGCGGAAAGAAGTAGTCTTCGTTAATACTCATTGGATTGTAAGTGGCATCAACATAGTTGACACCTCCTGATGTGCTTGGAATTCTTCTTTGATTTATTTCGTTTTTGACTCTTTCTACAAACTGCATGGCCAAGTGTGTTGGCATGTTACCCACATCAATGTAAAACACTCTTCTTTCAGGTGCTCTCTGTACTCTGTAGATAATAATTGCATCTTCTAACAATTCTTTCTGTTTGTAAACTTTGAAAACTTGTTCTAATATTGATTGTCCAAAAGGAAACAGATTGTCTAAGCCGTCTGACATACTTAAATGTACAACATGTTCAGCATTTATTGAATACTGATTCATTGTTCTGTAGAATCTTCCACCTGTGCCAGCACCCATGTTTGAGTTTGTCATTGTGGTGCCTTGTCCTGCACCTGCATAGTTCTGATTAAATGTTCCGCCTGTTGTGCCACCGCCACCGTATGTTTGATTTGGTGTAATTTGTGTTGCACTTAATCTTTGTAGGTTTGGATTTATGTCTCTTACAACATATTGTTCTGGCTTTTTGCCATCTGATTCGTTTACAATGATTCTGTCTACTTTTGCAGGATCAATATAAAGTAATTTGTTTGTTTCAGGATCTCGCACAAAGAAACAATCTCCGTATTTGATTACGTTTCTAAATGTTCTAAAAATTCTTCTTGAAAATTTATTTGACTTGGTCCACTGTTGTAGTGCTTTCTTTAACAGTTTTACTTCTGAATCTGTCACATCACCTTTGAACACAATGTCAAATGGAGTTTCATTTTCCTTGTTCATCTGTGTGCAGAATTCTGCAAGAATATCTAGTGCCGCATTCACTTCAGAATCAGAATCCATTTGGTCATATTGAAAATATCTTTGAATTCTGTTTGGATGTCCTGTGTAGACATCAGGTAGATAAGATGAATAATTTCTTTTTGCAAACTGTGGATTACGATCACCTGCTATGGGAGATAAGTTTGCGTCTTTAAAATATTTTTTCCAAGCCATTTGTTATATTATACAAGAGAACCGTTCATATTTGCAAGTTTTCTTGTAGCGTTTCCTGTGTTTTTTTCTGTTTTAGCACTTATACGCACTAGTGTATTTAAACTTTTGACCATCTGTTGGTTGGCTTCTATGACTTCACTGATTCTGGTATCATTCATGTTGCTGTTGTAGGCCGCTGTTTCTGCCGGATTTAGTACTCTTTCACCTTTAGAAACTTTGGTAATAAGATCTGCTGGTTCTGACGGCAATCCTGTGGCACCAATTGTGCCAACATCTCTGTTACCAATCATACTTGCTATGGCTCCACCTAGTGTGGCACCAATTGCTAAACCAACTGGACCCCCAAGTGCAGTTCCAATTGCTCCGCCAACCAATCTTGCACCACCTGCCACTGCAAGTGCTCCTGCCACATTGCCAACTAAACCTCTACTACCTTCTTCTCTAACTTGTGCATCTTCACTGCCAAGTTTGCCAAAGTTTCCTAACACTGCCAATGCTCCTGTTAGCACAGCAATACCTCTCAACAATGTGGTTGTTAATCCCACTAACGATGTGTTAAATCTTCTCAGTGTGCCACCTAGACCTCTGAATCCTAAACTTGTACCTGCGGCTACTATTGCAACTTGTTCTGCATAACTGAAAATATATTTTCCTGCCTGTCCTGCAATTACTGCCGAGGCAACTAGACCTGGTGCTTCTTTTGATAAAAAGTTTATTGCAGAATTTACACCTTCAAGTGTTTTGTTTGTGCCACCCAATATACTTCCAAGTAGCGGACCAAGTTCTGCAAGTACGGCAGTGTTCAATCCTTCAAACTGACTGCCTAAAATTCTTAGTTGTTCTTGTGTCTGTCCAATTTGACTTGTGAAATTGTCTATGCCTAATCTTTGCTGTTCTGTTAGTTCAGCCTGGTCAGCAAACTGTCTGTTCAAAGCCAATAAATTGTTTCCAACTTCACCAATGATACCACCTGCTCTTAACACCGCTGGATCAAATGTGTTTGCAAATGCTTTTGAACTCTGTGCTAATCTGCTTGTGAATTGGATTGTGTTTATTTCACCGCTACGTAAAGCAAGAATGTTGTCCAGTAAACCATCAGTCGTTCCAACCAATGTCTGTTCAAATTCTCCAAGTGGGAATCCTGTGGCTAAAATATTTTTCACTGCATCTGCCACAGCCGGATTAAGTCCTTGTAGTCCTGCAATCAAGGCACGTTGTTGTGTTTCTTCTTCCTCACCAAGACCTCTCAGGTATGCATTGAACACAGCGTCATCTCTTTGTGCTCTAATGGCTTCGTTAATCTGTTCTCTTTGTACTCCTGTGAGTCTTGTAATTTTATCAATTTCAATTCCGTATGTTCTTATAGCCTCTGTGGTGGCCTGTTGGTCCATGAATGATGTTCTGTTTTGTATTCTTTGTAGTTCAAAGAACGTGCCTAAAAATTCATTTAAGTTTTCAGTGGTCAATCCAAGACCTGCAAATTCTGGTATCAGGTTTGATCTAACTGATCTTGTCAACTGTGACAACTGTGCGGTACCTTGATTGACTGATCCAAACAGTCCTGCTAATGTTGTGGCATTACTAGCCACAAGGTCTGTAAATTCCATCAAAGGTAAAAATGCATCTCTAGATGCCATTCTTAAATTTACAAGACTCTGATTAAAGTCGGCACCAACACTGGCTAGTGATCTAAACTGATCAATATTAAAGTCTAAACTCTGTCCAAGGTCTGCAAAAGCGGCACCAACAAAAGGAAAGTTTCTGAATCCTTCTGCCATAAATGCAATATTTTCTTTGCCTGTTTTACTGGCATCTGCTAAACTGAAAAAACTTCCAATTAGGTTTGCAGATGTGGCATTGATGTCATCCAACAGTCTTTTGTTGGTTTTCATTTTTTTGCCAACTGCTTCGGTTTCGTCTGCTAGTTTTTTGAATTCGCTCTGATTAGCATTGGCAGTTTTTGCCAACTTACGTAGTTCTGCTTCAAGTTTCTCAACATCTCTGTAAGTCAGTTTGCCTGATCTGGCTTTCTGCTTCAGTTCATTTAACAGAGCAGTGGTATTTTTATCGTTTTTGTCGATTAGTTT